AGTATTGCTCAATGAAGGGCGTATCGGGGTCAACGATCCGCGTAAACCCCTCTTTTGTCGGAGCAATCGGCATTCCGCTTTCGTCAAACCGAATACCGGGCGCGACACCGGGCGTTTTGATGTAACGACCCGTCTCGGGGTCAAATTCCATCGTCGGTTCACCCGTCGGCGGCTTGTATGCTTGGCCGGAAGCCTTGGCGGCGTTGTATGCCTCCAACTGCTTGTTGTATTCAGCCATCGCTTTGTCAAAAGCCGGCTGGTCAACGACTTGCCGTCCAAAGGTCACACGCTGCCCACCGAGGGGCGTGGAGACGTTGGGGTTAGGCAGCCGAGCGGTGAGGCGTGCAGCCTCTAGGTTGGCCTGTCCCTGCTGAATAGCCGCCCCTGTGTAATCAGGTGCCGGAGGTGGCTTCGGTGATTTTTTGCCCATAACGGTGTCCTAAAAAGCGACACGCATCGCGTGTCATGGTTAGGAAAACAATGTCACCGTCGGTGTCGGCGTTCTTAATTCGCGCTTCCTCGGTGAAACCCATCTTACTTACAACTTTCAACGCTTTCACGTTTTTGCTGCCCACAGGGGCGATGATCTTGTCAACCCCGCAGACGTTAAACGGATAGTCAAAAATGGCGGCTAGGTAGGCAGGGGTCATGCGGCCAACGATAGCGATATGGCAAACGATAGACCGCCCGTTCCAGTTCTCGTACACCACCCCGCACGCAATCTCGTCGCCCTTTCGCAACCCAATGGCGTTGGAGCGTTCGGCGTGATACCCGCCACCCGTCTGTTCGCACACCCATTCGCCCACGGTGGGGCCGCTTGTTATATGCCAGCCCATCCGAGTTGAAACACTACGTCCGTGGATGCCCATTGGATGTTCAGTTTGTTGCTAGTGCTGACGAGTTGTACCGCCGCACAGAAGCCAACGCCTGTAATACCCTGCCAGTTGTTCTGAATCTCAAGGTCAGAACCCCAAATAGCCGTATCCCACAACCCCACATCCCACAGGCCCACTACAGGGGGCGTGAAGGAGAGCGGGGCGATGTTGTCGGCAATGCTGAAATCTACGTTAACACCCACCGAAATCGCCGGGGTGCCGTTACTGAAAATAGACGGTCGGGCGCGGGTAAATATCTTCTTCACGCCCCGCGTCTCAAAGTAGTTGAAGGCTTGCAGCGCACGGCCTTGGATGTTGCTCGTATCGTCAACAAACCCCGTTGAACCTTGCGTCCACGCTTTTGCAACGTACCCTGCCGCACCAAAGTACGGCGTATCGTCAAGCAGCGTGAAGTGAAACGCTTTCCACCCTGTGAACTTGCACCACGCTTTGGTGATGTTGTTCATTACAAACTGCTCTTGTGCCGAGTCTGACACCGGCACGTTGACGATCAGCGCGTTGTTTTTCGGGTTGTAGAGCAAACACCAGCCAAAGTTGTTCTGGTACGTTGCAGCGGCCAACGCGAACGCGCCCTGTATCTTGTCCGAGAGGGCAATGTTGGGGTCTAGGCGCGAGGACTGTAGCGCAGAGGCCAGCGGCACCAATCCGTCAAGCGTCAGCACCAATAGGTCGCCGCCGTACTTGAGCAGACACCGATCACCAATCGGCGCACCTAATATCCAGTTGCCAATTACCGCCCAAGTAGAGGCCGAGGCGGGGTCGGTTCCGCGATATACGATAACTTCGCCCTTGTCGGTGACAAATACGAGGTTGTCATCTACGCCGTAACCCGCATCAATCGTCCACGAAGCCATTGCGATTAATCGGCCACCTAAACGGGCAACAGCAGAGAGGTCAAATTGGGTTGCCGCGCCGCCTACCGAAGCAGTCGGCAGATACCACGCCTTGAGTGTGTTTTTTTGGATAAACCACAGCCGATTCTTAAACAATGTCGGCTGGTTTAGCGTGGTGGTGGTTACGCCTGTGATGGCAGGAGTAGACGCGCCGTCAATGGCCGTCCACGTTGTGCCGTTGTAGAGCAGCGGTTTGTCAACGCCGTTTGCGGCATATAGGTAATTGCCGCCCGAGGTCGTAACGTTGGTGTAGTTCCAGCGGCTATTTGTTAAGCCCGATACAGCGGCAGCACCAACCGCACCGGCTGACGTAACGTCATAAATCTTGCCGTCTGATATGGCAAACATCTTGTTTGTCGTTGGGCCGCTGTACGTCATCAGCGTCTCTACGTCATCGGGCAAGCCGGTCGCGTGTTTAACGTAACCACCTCGCAAATTGACGTTAGACACGCCCGGAAAGAAGTTCTCCAACTGAACGGCATCCGTTGGAGCCATGTTTGCCAGAGAGTCGCGGGCGTTCCAACCGCCCACAGGGGCAGGGAGCGAGGCCACGTTAGCCCTCGCTTGCTGGACAAATTGTCTACGCCGCAAGGCCATTAGTTGTCGTACCCGTAGCCGCTATCGGGGATGTTGTCGTAGCCGATCAACACCGTACCCGGACGCGGGGCGAACGAGAGGTTGGCACCGCCCGTATCCTGTGCAATCGCCGTCTCCAACTCCATGAGGTAGTCGCGGTAGAGGGCGGTCGTGTCAAAGCCCTTGGCCTCAAAGTACTTGAGTTTGGTGGACAGCACCATGAGGCGGTCGGGGTAGATACAAGTGTCCGAATCAGCCGTAAACGAGTTTTTCGGCGTACCGTCTGCACTCAACGCCCACGCTGCGCTGCGGTACTCAAAGCCGAGCAGTTCGCCCGCATTGACTCCCGGCCAAATCTGGAAGTACTTGCCGAGCAGTCGCCAGCGGATACGCGGGCCGGTGCTGATGTAACCCGAGAGCAGCCATTCCCATTGTTGCGGCGACTCGGGGCCAAGCATTTCCCAACGCTTGCTCTTGTCCCAATGGGTACGGTTGACCGTGCTGACGTAATCAGCGGGGAGGTCGTACTTGACCTTTTGGAAGTTTAGCGAGGCACCTACGCCCGCCTCGGTTGGCTTGTAGTTAATCGTGACCGAGGTGGTATTCGGCACGCTCGTCACATAAGTGGCATTCGGGATACCCTGCCCCGTCACTTGATAGGTCGTATCAATGGCTGACGTAGACGGGATGCCAGTAATCGTCGTAGAAGTTGTTGTCCACGTTCCCACCGTTGAGATGGCCTCGGTGTAGAACGTATGCTGTTTGGTCAGTTCTCGCCAATCAGCCCGACGCAACAACTCGTAACCCGTGGCGTTCATCAACGCCAAAATCTGAACCGTATCTTGGTTCGGGTTGCCCGCGACCGTTGAGGGGGTCGGTAGGCCCAACTCGTTCGTCACTTGCTGGACGAGTTGCAGCATCGTAGCCATAGTTACGCCTCGCTATGTTCTTTCGGCGGTCGGCCCTTGCGAGGCTTGGCAGCAATAAGTTCTGCCATCTGCGCTTGCAATTCAGCCAACTGCCGCTTGGTGTTATCCAGTTCTTCAGCCGTCTCGCTACGATTCTTTCGCGTTAAGTAGTTCTTGGCCTTTTCACGGAGGCCGGGGCCACCCATGCCAATACGCTGCAACTGCGAATCCGATGCGAGTGCGACTTGCTCAACGGTTTGGAACTTCAAAATGCGAAGTTCCTCAACGTGAGCCAAATTCATGCTGTCCTTATCCTCACGCGCCCACTGCTCTAGCGGTGTGCCAATGGCGGGGGCATCGCCCTCGCTTTGCTTCATCTGGAAGTACAACCACTGACGCGGGAATCGCTGCTTGTGATCTTCGCGTACAGGCTGCTCAATGATGGTGTTCTTGTCGCCCGGAATGTTAATTCGGACAAACGGCTTGCCTTCCCATCCTTTGGCTTCCGTAATGTAAAACTCCACTTGTAACTGTGAATCGCCGTTGGCTACATCGCTATCTAAAGGCATTTTCCTTTCTCCTGTGGGGATTGGGGGTTACAGGTTGTTGACCTGTGTGATCGTGCAAATTACCGAGGGAATGGCGGGCCATACGCTTGTGGCACTAGCCGCCAAAATCCTCGCATTCGTAGAGTCCGTCGCCCACATTAACTCAACGTAGTTCGTCGGCTCTAACTGAATAATAAAATTCCATGCCGCCACCGTCCGCGCTGCCGTGCCTTGTATGGCAATCGTGCTGGCCGTGTTTGGCACGTTGGTTCCGTTTTTGCGTAGCCAGATATACACATTGACGGTGCCGCCAGATAGGCTATCTAACTGCGCTGAAAACTGGACGTTATAAACACCTTGGTTGTCCACCACAAGCCGAGAGGTAGGCGATCCGATGGATACGCCATTGCTGCTATCGGTTGTGTTGAACGTCATTGCATACGCGGTATTGATAGACGCTGCGACCTGTAGCGTAGTGTCTGAAAACGACCCGTAATGCAGAATGGGGACAGCCCGCCCAAACCCTTGCAGTTCCTCCCATACGGTGTTGCTCACCGCAAAAAACAAGGCAGAGCAACCGGGGTTGATTAAACCCGATCCTGCGCTGTTAATGCTGCTAGTCGCCTCGTATGGGTAAACCGTCAATTTGTTTGCGCCGCCGTTCCGAACAATGATGGTTTCACCCATCTCGGTCGGCGGTAGTTTGACCCCTGCGCCCGAACCGACCGTTGTGACATTGTTGTACACATGGGTCAGCGTGGTGGCGTTTCCCGCCGAGGTTCCGGCAGCCGTAACCGCGCTCGTACCGTCCCCACAAATGGAGACAGTAGAGAGCGAGTTAACACCGCTGCCTAGAACCCGCGACGGTATCGCCACGGATTAGGCTCCGTCTAGCGTGACCCAAGCCGTTCCGCTGGTGCCAAAGTAAAGGTCGGCCTTGCCAGCAGCAATCGTGTTGGACGCGCTGCCGTTGATCGTGCTGCCGGTCGGCGGGTAAACCGTAAGGGTGTTCGCGCCGTCGTTACGCACAAACATCATCGCACCGGCTTCCGGGGCCGGGAGTTTTACGCCCGTGCTGGCAGCAGCAGTTGAAACGCGGCTAACGACCGCGCTCAACTGAAGCGCGTCGGTGGCCGAGGAACCCGTGGCAGTTAGAGCAGCCGATACATCACCGCAAATTGCCGTGGTGGCACCACCCGACTGACCCGCGCCTTGAACTCTTGAGGGAAAAGCCATTGTTGTCTCCTATGCTGCAAGGTTTAACTTGCGTCTTTCTTCCAAGATGGCCGCGATTAGTCCCGGCCCCTTGGCATCCACGGTGATGTCGTTCATTACGGCATACACCATCTGAAACTCGTTTGCTTGCTGCGCCATCGCAGCGTTGCAAGTAAATTTGCGCCTCTCTGCGCCATCGCCAACGTAGACATCTAGCGTCGGGCCTGTCTTTTCGCCCGTAAACCGCTTTATCCCCTGCGCGTTGTTGCAGGAGTCGTATCCGTACAACACAAACTTGCGGAAGCCGAGCAGATAACCAATGTTGATCGCTCTCATGCCGCTCGTCGTGCCGCCCCCAATAGCCAGTTTACCGGCTCCAAGGGCTTTCATTTCTGGGCCTTCAGCCCATGAGTGCCATACCACCACTTTCTTGCCCTTGAGGTGGTCAAACGTAACCGGAGGGCAGCGTGAGGCAACGAGGTAAACGGTGCGCTCGTTGGCTAACTGGATGCCGCTAGTGCGGTCACGCGGGTCAAGGTTGACCCACAAATCCGGCTCTACACCGTTTTTGCACAGAAAGTCATGCGCGGCCTTAATCGCCACGATGGGGCGACCCGCCTTTTTATGCGCCTTAATCTCGTCAATGTAGTCGGGCATAGACCACCCACTCGCTACGCACACGAATGTTCCATCGTGTGACGTAGGAGCGGGGGCAAATTCTGGAAGCCCACGGGCGAGGGCCGAGCGAATGTTGGAACAAAGTTCCTCGGGTTCGCCAGCCGCTACGACCGTGAGTTCCAGTTTTTTCATTACGGAGTCGCGTTAGACGGCACCGGAATGACCATCGTGAACGCCGCAACCGCCGTCATCGCGGAGGTGGCAGAGGCGGTGAGTTCAGTCACCACGCCCGCAACCAACGCGCCCGAAACGGTCGCATCGTCCAAACGTCCTTCCGTTGAAGTCGTGTACAGGGCAACCGCCGGGAGGCAGGAAGCCGAGACATTCACGCGAACCTTACCGCCGAGGTGAACCCAGCCGTAATCACCCGAGGCGATAGACACCTGTGCGAAGCCGACACGCTTGGTGTCAGCAACACGGGCAGTCGTCGCGTTCGTGGCAATGTTGGTGTTGGGAATGCACACAGCGTTGTACTGCGAGATAGCCGAGGCAGCGCGGACATAAACCGCGAGGCCACCGTCATCAAGCGTCACAACCGTTCCGACGTTAACCGACGGAGACGACTGCGTGTCACCAAGGGCGGGGTACGCAAAACCATTAACAATAACTGGCATTTTCGTATCCTCCTATTAGGCGATCAGCACGCCTTGGAACTGTGCGCCCGAGCAGGTCAAGTTACCCGCCCAGCCGATCAGTTTAACCACAGCGTCTTGGTTGACCGCTTGACGCTCACCACCGATCGGCACGAAGTTCCGATCCTTGTGCGGACGGAAGTGCAGATACTTGGTGTTGAGGAACCACATATGGTTGGAGTTACCCGAACCACTGTTGTAGGTGGACGAACCGATACCACCGTCCAGCACAACGTCGGAGGCCATGCCCGCGCCGTAGTACTTGAGGGCCGCGAAGCCCGCACCCGCCATGCCCGAACCCGAGTCCGTAATACGCTGGATGCTCTGGAGGCTCTGGAGGTAGAGACGATAGTAGTTGTTGTCCGCAACGATGAGGTCGGGCTTATCCGTACCACGGATCAGTTGCACCGCAACCGAGTCCATGTACTGCTGGATGTTGGAGGCCGACACCGCCGCGCCACCGTTGGTGACACCCGAGAAGGCAACCGACTGCCAGAACGTCCACACGGCACGGTTAATGCCGCCATACGTTCCCGAGGTCGGGGCATCCGGCACAGCGGCAGCAAGACCGTCAAGGTTCTTGCCCGCGTTGCCAGTGCCGTCGCCGTACAGGTCACCGCTGATGCGGTTCGCAAGTTGGGCTTCAGCGACTTCCATACGACCGTCAAGAAGGTCAATGATGGCCTCCTTGCCGCTGTTCTGGATCATTTCCAGACCAGAGATGGACACCGCCGAGGCGTACTGCTTGATGCTAAACTGGGCAGCCGAAATCGGGCTGTTCTGTCCCACGTTCAACACTTCGTAGCCGCTGTACGAGTTGGTGTTGTTGGTCGTGTTGTCGTTGTACATGATTTCTTGAAGGATCACGTTACCGCCCGAGAACGTCTTGACGTTTCCGCGCTCCCTCAAGCGACGAAGCAACGCATTGTTGTTCGTCACGTTATCAGCGAGTTCACCGCTACGGCTCTGGATGTTGGTAGCGATAATGTCGCTGATACTAGAGTTGGCAAATGCCATTTGAATGCTCCTATATCAGTTGATTACAACCGTGCGCTTGATTCATCAAATGCTTCCTCAAGCATTGCACGGCGACTATGCGCTTTGGGAGCCGTGTTGGTTCCGGGTGTAGAACCTCTGACGCTGACCGCAGCAGCCCGAGCGGCTTTCGCTGCTCGGTTCTTCTCGGCATTTTGTTTCGCTGCAATCTCGGCCTGTCGGGCTGATTGCACCTTTTCAAATAACGCCGAATCTAAACGTATTGCCTTATCATAGGCATCCTCCAATGTCTCCGCTACCCCTGTCTGGAGCAGTTGGATCATCGTCGGACGCGCTTCCTCAAAATACTCGGCCTTACCCGAGAAATCGTTAATTTCCGACAGCAGTTGTTGGTTCTGGGCCATCTCCTGCTGTTGCTTCCAGCCCATCACCTCGCCACGCACGTTGTTCAACTCGTTTTGGAGTTGCCATACGAGCGGGTCTACCGAGGGAGCCGCAGTCGGCTGACCGGCTTGCCCCGGCTGACCGAGGCTAATGCCGTATTGGGCGGCAAGGTTGTAAAGGTACTGCACGCGCTGTTCGGGCGGGGCGGTGCGGAGCGTGTAGTCGGCCTGTGCCAACGCCGCAACCGCCTGTTCGGGCCGCAGCCCGAGTCCTTGAATCGTCTGCATATACGGTTCAAGGGCTTGGTTCATCGCGTCGGCAAACTGCGCCTTGGATAGCAGCGGTTCCACGCCTTTACGCATCTGTTCTTCGCGCTGATAGGCGTATTCGCGCATTTTTGGGTCAGCCGACAGCCAAACATCGTGGTAATCCTTTTTCCACGATGACGGAGGCTTCATCCACACGGGTTCCTCGGCGGGTTCTTCCGTTTCGGGGGCCGGAGCGGCCTTTTCGGCCTTGGCAAACCGGCCACGGTCGTCACGCCCGCTCGGGGTTACGTCCTCACCGCGTTCTGCTGCCTCAAACTGCTGCGCCAGCAAGTCTTTTCGGTCAGCAACCTCAACTTCCGGGGTTTCCGGGGTGGTTTCGGTATTCGTATCCATCGTTGTCACCTATTTCCTGTGGGGTTTCGGGTAAAACGGAGGTCATCACGCAGTTTGGAGAGGATTTGGTTCGCTTCTCGGTGCGTCATGTTGGCTAACTGGTGCTTCAGCACCTCCAGCCGTTCGTTCTTGGGCTGGCCTTTTGGGCCGTGCTTGAGCGGATCTTCGTTGCCGACCTCAATGCAGTTGTTCGCCTTGAGATGGCGACGGTGTTGCTCACGGGATGTGATGGTTCTGCCGTCAATCATGGACTTGTACGGTTTAAACTCGGGGAAAACGTAGTGAAGGCGGCCCTTTTCGTCCCGCTTCTTCTCTACAAACTCACCGTCTACATACACATACGTTCGTTTCATAGCAGCAACAATACGTCCTCGTCGTCCATTTCTTGATATTCGCGGTAGAGAGCGTTGACGCGCTCCACATCGGCTATCAGTTTGTTCCAATCTATCGTCGGTTCGGCGGTCTTGCGGGTCGGTTTAGCGACATAGGGCTTTACGATGGCCGCTGCGACAGCGGGTTTGCCCTCCACTAACTGCTCGTAGACCTCTATCAGTTCGCGCTTTCGTCGCTCCCTTGCTTCCTTTTCGTCGTCCCACCGCTTTTGCCGCTTTTTGTGCTTATCGCCTTCGTGCGAGTCAACGATAATGCTCGGCGGCTGGATGACGGGCGTGAGGGTTCCGACTTCGCCGGTCGCGGAGACACCCACGATACTGTCGGTGATTCCGTCAATGACTGAACCGACATCTCCCGTAGCCTCTGCACCGAGGAGTGCCACGGTGACTTCGCGGTTGAGGTCGCCAACTTCGCCTTGGGCTTGGACACCACTCGCCGGGACGATAATGCTTTCGGTTTCGTCCCCAATGAGGCCTTGGGCGTATACACCCGAGAGGCTGATTTGGATGCTGTCGGCTGCGTCTCCGACGGCAGTTGTGGCGTTGACTCCGCTGACGGCGACGGTGACGGAATCGGCCACATCGCCAGTTGCACCAGTCGCAGCCTCGCCCGTGAGAGCGTTTGAGCGAGAATGGCCGAGATTGCCAACGCCGCCTGTAGCCGACGTTGACGTAACAGGGAGGCTATCCCATTGGGCATCATCCCATGTACCTGTGTCCCACGGCCCCTTTGCCACGGGTCATCACGCGATCCGTAAGAGGGCGGTAGACGAGTCGTTAGTCGGCATCGTGAGGATAAACGTGCCGCTCGTCACCGTCTGGCTGCCAAAGGTGTAGACCGCAACGGCCTTATCGCCTTGGCTGCTGTTGTAAATCAGCACAGCGTCAAACGGGGTCGTCAGCGTGACGTTGGAGTACGTCAGCGAGGCCGAGGGAGTCCAGTACGCCGTCGTGCCGGTAGAGGTCGGGGACGTTGCGTTGCTGACCGTGATGCCGCCCGCCGAATAACCCGCTCCGCTTACCTCGTCCGTGACGCTGTAGGCGGTCGTGGCCGCATTGACGGTCGCAGTGGACAGGTACAGCGCAGCCTTAAACGTATCCTTCGCCGTCGTCGCACGGGTCGGGGGCGTGCCGATTGCGTGAACGCCGCCCAAGATTTCTACCTTGAACGAGGTACACATTGCCTGTGTATTAGCCATTGAACTTCTCCAATTCTGGGAACAGGGCGGGAGTCTGCTTTAGGTGAACGTGAACCGATCTGTGGACAAGTTCATTCTCAAACCAGTACTCCACCCACTTCGTGAATTCGTGGTCAGTCTCAATCGCGCCTTCCTTCTTCAGAAGGTCAGCCTCGTCCATCTCACCACGGGTTGTCGTGATAGTCGCCATTACTGCGGCCTCATCTCGGGGCCAAACTCAAGCGTCTGCTGCACCGTCTCTACGCCCACCGCACGGCCATCGGGGCCACGGATGATGCGTTTCGGGCCGGTCAGCGAGGAGAGGGCGGTGCGAATACCGCTCATGCCCTCGGTCTGCGCGTTGGCAAGGTTTTCGTAGAGTGCGCCAAGGCGATCCATCGCCGCCTTGACCTCTGCGCCCATGTCCTGCACCACGCGCTCGGTCGTGGCCTGTTGGGCTTCCAGCAGCGGGATGTCCAAACCGGGGTTGGCTTGGATACGCGCCACCATGATCTTCGTCGCAGCGTCCAGTTCGGCCTTGAACCGCTCCATTTGCTCCTTCTGCGCGAGTTCCTGCGCCTTGATCTGCGCTTCAAACTGCTGACGCTGCTGCTCCAACGCGGCCTCTTGCTGCAACTTGGCCTGTTCCAACTGCATCGTCGCTTGCATCTTGGACGCATCGGCTTGCATCGCCATCTGCGTCTTTTGCATATCGGCTTGGGCTTGAGCCTGTGCAGCCTCGGCTTCCGGGTTGCCTTGCGGTTGGGCGGCAGATTGTTTCATCTGCTCCAACGCTTGATCCAGCGCACCCTCAAGCGGACGCGCCGTTTTGAACGCCTGTACGCCGAACTTGAGGAGGTCAACCATGACCGGCACCATCTCGGGGGCGTTCTGGCCCACCGGCAACGCTTGTTGCAAGAACCCGCCGAACGCTTGGATAAACTCCAGCCGGTCGCGCTTGTTCTGCATCTCGTCAATCTGTACAAGCGAGTCAGCGGCAATATCAATGCGGAAGTTCCGCAGCGGCTTGTTTTGGATCAGTTGCAGGGCTTGCGGGATGAGGGCTTGATCCTGCTCCGACATCTGCTGTGCAGCCGCGTACTCCAAGATGGTCTTGGGTTGGTACTTGGTACACATGATCTGCGCTTTGAGGCGAATCACCTCGGTCGCAAATAGGGCTACGTCCTCCTGCATAGAGCGGAGGCGCAGTCCTGCGTACTGGCCCTTGATCTGCTGCGCCGTCGCTGTCTCGCTGGCAAAGGACGCGCCACGGATGATGTCCGAGATACCCGTGATTTCGTAAATCTGCGACTT